GTTCAATATCCTCTTCTTGGACGAATTCGCTTTCGTTCCGAACCATATCGCAGATTCCTTCTTTGCATCTGTTTATCCTACTATTACTTCTGGTAAACAAACAAAAGTCATCATAGTTTCAACGCCACATGGTATGAATCATTTCTACCGCATGTGGCATGACGCAGAAAAGGGTAAAAATGAATATATCTTTACTGATGTTCATTGGTCAGAAGTCCCAGGTAGAGATGAAGAATGGAAAAAACAAACTATTGCAAACACATCCGAACAGCAGTTTAAGGTTGAGTTTGAATGCGAATTCCTAGGATCTGTTGATACTCTAATTGCACCATCGAAACTCCGCAACCTCGTATACGACCACCCCAAGACCCGTAGTGGTGGTTTAGATGTTTATATTGACCCTATAGAACAACATGATTACATCGTGACTGTAGACGTTGCTAGAGGCGTTGGAAACGATTACTCAGCATTTACCGTAATTGATATAACTGAATTTCCCCACAGAGTTGTTGCAAAGTATCGAAATAACGAAATCAAACCGATGCTATTCCCAAGTATCATTCATGAGGTTTCTACAAGTTATAATGATGCCTTTATTTTATGCGAAGTGAATGATATTGGAGACCAAGTGGCAAGTATTCTTCAATATGATTTAGAGTATAAAAATCTACTCATGTGCTCCATGAGAGGACGGGCTGGACAAATTGTTGGGCAGGGATTTTCTGGAAAGAAGACCCAACTTGGAGTTAAGATGTCCAAAACTGTCAAAAAGGTTGGATGCCTCAATTTAAAAACTATGATTGAGGAAGATAAATTACACTTAAATGATTACGAAATCATTAGTGAATTAACAACATTCATCCAAAAACACAACTCGTTTGAGGCAGAGGAAGGATGTAATGACGACTTAGCAATGTGTCTTGTAATATATGCTTGGTTAGTTGCTCAAGACTATTTTAAAGAACTCACTGACCAAGATGTTAGAAAAAGATTATATGAAGAACAAAAAAATCAAATTGAACAGGATATGGCTCCATTTGGATTTATAGATGATGGTACAGAAGAAAGTTCTTTTGTTGATGTAAACGGTGATAGGTGGTATACGGATGAATATGGTGACATGGCATATATGTGGGAATATAGATAATGGAAATAGATAATCAAATAAAATTAGGTCATTTACTTTTATCAGATAGAAAATGTAGAGTTTGTGGTGAAGTAAAAAATTTAGTTGGTGATTTTTATCGAACTAGAAAAGATAGAGGACCTGTAGCATCTTCATATTCTTATGAATGTAAAGACTGTACGATAAAACGTATAGTTGTAGGTAGAATAAAAAGTGCTGTTTTTGATAAATGGGAATATCCTGACTGGTAATTTGTTCACGTCAGATTTCCCCCATCAAAAGTAACTTTTTAATAAATAATTTTTAGTTAATCTGAGATTTACGGAGAAAAACATGGCGACTCCTCAATTGTCTCCTGGTGTACTAGTCAGGGAGGTTGACTTAACAGTAGGAAGAGCTGATAATGTTTTAGATAACATTGGTGCAATTGCAGGACCTTTTCCAATTGGACCAGTTGATTACCCAATTGATATCACTACAGAGCAAGACCTTATTAGTGTTTTTGGCAAACCAAAAGATTCCAGTGCTCAATATGAGTATTGGATGAGTGCATCATCTTATCTTTCCTATGGTGGCGTTCTCAAAGTTGTAAGAACTGGCAGCACATCTTCAACTTTGATGGTCAACGCAAACGCTGGTGTTGGTATCGCATCAACAACCACGCTAAAAATTGATAACTATGTCGATTATACTTCCAATCATGCGGATGCAACCAATTTTACGTTTGCTGCAAAGAACCCAGGTTCATGGGCAAATGGTCTAAAAGTTGCTGTAATTGATAATTTTGCAGACCAAACCATTGGAATCACAACCACAAACCTAAGTACTTTAGGTGCTCAGGTTGGATATGGCGTAACAACACCACTAAACAACGTTGTTTTAGCTGGATCTGGTAGCACATCACTCTTCAATGGTTATATTAAAGGAATCATTACTGGAGTTTCCACCGATTCCACGAACGGAAATAGTTCAATTACAGTCAAGATTCTCTCTAGAGTATCTTCTGCAGGAACAGTAACCGCAATTGATTATTCAGAGGGTTCAAGCATAGCGGGCATCACAACTGCAAGTTCATTAATATTTGTCAATAACTCTGGAATTAATACTGGTACATCTGCATCATCTGCAGTAACTCCAGCGACAGTTGCAGATTGGTATGATGCACAAACACTAGGACTAAACAACACCACGGTTTACTGGAAGTCGATTGCACCAAAACCAGGAACAACTGCACACGCTCTTGATAGAAATTCCAAGAACGACGAAATTCACGTTGTTGTTATTGACGATTTAGGAACAATTACTGGAAATCAAGGAACTATCCTTGAGAAGCATGTTGGACTATCAAAAGCTTTCGATGCAGTTTCGGCAGTAAACTCACCACAAAAAATCTGGTACGAACAGTACCTTGCAGATTTCTCTTCACAGATTTATGCTGGAGGAAATCCTTCTAGTGCTGCTGATGCTTATTGGGGAACTGTTCCAACTGCAACTGGATTCTCATCAGGATATACTAAAGTTACAACTGCAGACGGACTATGGGGGCAAAATGCTCAGGATATAGTCTTTAGTGCAATTGGTTCTAAAACTTATAGTCTAGGTGGAGGTGTTGATTATTCTGCAACTTCTGCTGATGCATTCAAAGCGTCACTGTCATCTCTAATAACTTCATACGAATTATTCTCGAATAAAGATGAAATTGAAGTTGACTACTTAATCATGGGTCCTGGACTAGATGCAGAATCAGACTCCCAAGCAAAAGCAAACTATCTAATTTCCATTGCAGAAAATAGAAAAGACTGCGTAGCTTGCATTGGTCCACATAGAGGAAATCTCATTGGTGTTACCAACACCACAGATCAAACTCAAAATCTCATCACGTTCTTTGGTCCACTCTCTTCTTCGTCCTATGCCACATTTGACAGTGGATATAAGTACACATATGATAGATTTAATGGTAAATTTAGATATGTTCCTTGCAACGCTGACGTTGCAGGTTTAATGACACGTACCAATCTTGTTGCCTTCCCATGGTTCTCGCCTGCAGGTCAGCAAAGAGGTATCCTGAATAATGCCACCAAACTTGCATATAACCCAAATAAAGCACAAAGAGATCAACTCTATTCCAAGAGAATTAACTCGATTATTACTCAATCTGGAACTGGAACTCTTCTATTTGGTGACAAAACTGCACTTGCTTATGCTTCGGCATTTGACAGAATCAATGTTCGTCGTTTGTTCCTGACAATCGAGCAAGCACTCCAAAGAGCTGCTCAAGCACAACTTTTCGAAATCAATGATGAGTTAACCAGAGCAAACTTTAAAAATATTGTTGAACCTTATCTCCGTGATGTACAGGCAAAGAGAGGTCTTTATGGTTTCTTAGTTGTCTGTGATACAACAAATAATACTCCTGATATCATTGACAATAATGAGTTCAGAGCAGATATCTATCTGAAGCCAGCTAAATCTATCAACTATGTAACTCTCACTTTTGTTGCGACAAGAACGGGAGTTAGCTTTGAAGAAGTTGCTGGAAGATTATCCTGATAATAGATAAAAAACAAAAAGGAGGACCTAAAAAATGGCACACACAATTCAGGATTTCAAATCAGCACTTAAGAGAGGCGGTGCTCGCCCTAATCTGTTTGAAGTAATCATGACAGATAATATTCCAGGTGGGGCAGATTTTAATGCAGAGGAATTTACAATTCTCTGTAAAGCTGCTCAACTACCAGCCTCTAACATTGCATCAATCGATGTTCCATTTAGAGGAAGAATTTTTAAAGTTGCTGGAGATCGTACTTTTGATACCTGGTCAATCACCGTAATTAACGATGAAGATTTCAGAATCAGAAAGGCAATGGAAGCATGGATGCAAAGCATTGGACAATATGGTGACGGTAGTGGTTCTGTTGCACCTGCAGATTACATGAGAGATGTAACTGTCAATCAATTAAAGAGACTTCCTTCCGATTTGGGAAATCCAGCGGGGGAAGGAACTGGTTTAGATATTGCTGCAACTTACAAGTTCTACAGCATTTTCCCAACTAATATCTCTGCAATTGATCTTTCATATGATACTGCAGATACAATCGAAGAGTTTACTGTTGAATTCCAAGTTCAATACTGGACTCCTGCGTGATAATAAATAGTCTAAGACTAAAATAAAATAAATTATGGCCAGATTGTTTGGTTTTTCTATTGACGATAACGAACCATTATCACCCACAGCTCTATCTCCAGTACCACCCAATAACGAGGATGGTTCTGACTTTTATCTGAGCAGTGGGTTTTTTGGCTCGTATGTTGATATTGAAGGAGTATATAGAACTGAATTTGATCTTCTGAAGAGATATCGTGAAATGGCACTTCACCCCGAATGTGATAGTGCCATTGAGGATATTGTCAATGAGGCAATTGTATCCGATACCAATGATTCACCAATTCAAATTGATTTAGATAATCTCAATGCCAGTGATGGTATTAAGAAAAAAATTAGAGAAGAATTTAAACATATTTTAGAACTATTAGATTTTGATAAAAAATGCCACGAAATTTATAGAAATTGGTACATAGATGGAAGACTCTATTACCATAAAGTTATAGATTTGAAAAAACCACAAGAAGGAATTCAAGAACTTCGTTATATTGACGCAATGAAAATGCGTTATGTGAGACAAGCCAAAAAAACAGAAGCAGACAAATATAGAATTTCTAGTAGAAATACTGATAATCCAATGGATTATGATTTTCCAGAACTGGAAGAATACTTCATTTATAATCCAAAAATGACTTATCCAACTGGAACACCAACTCCAGGTGGACTGGGTGGTTCTAATCAAGGAATTAAAATTGCTAAAGATGCAATTACATACTGCACTTCAGGTCTTGTAGATAGAAATAAGGGTTCAACACTGTCATATTTACACAAATCAATTAAGGCACTCAATCAACTTCGTATGATTGAGGACTCTCTTGTAATTTATAGATTGTCTCGTGCTCCTGAACGTAGGATTTTCTACATCGATGTTGGTAATTTACCAAAAGTAAAAGCAGAACAATATCTAAGAGATGTAATGTCTCGTTATAGGAATAAGCTTGTTTATGATGCTAACACTGGCGAAATTCGTGATGACAAAAAGTTTATGGCGATGCTTGAGGATTTCTGGCTCCCAAGAAGAGAAGGTGGTAGAGGAACTGAAATTACTACACTTCCAGGTGGTCAAAATCTAGGTGAAATTACCGATATTAAATATTTTCAAGAAAAACTATATCGTTCTTTAAATGTTCCTACCTCCAGAATTGGTGGAGATGGTGGATTTAACCTTGGACGTTCATCGGAAATCTTAAGAGATGAAGTTAAATTCAGTAAATTTGTTGGACGTTTAAGAAAGAGATTCTCAAGAATGTTTAGTGACATGTTGAGAACACAACTTATTTTGAAAAACATCATAACACCAGAAGACTGGGAAATTATGAATGAGCATATTCAATATGATTTTCTATATGATAATCATTTTGCGGAACTTAAAGAATCTGAGTTGTTGAATGAGAGAGTATCTTTAGTTGCAACAGTAGAACCTTACGTTGGAAAATATTTTTCAAGTGATTATGTCAGAAGAAAGATTCTTCGCCAAACAGATCAAGAGATTGTTGATATTGATAAGCAAATTGAAAAAGAAATTAAAGATGGTATTATTCCCGACCCCAATGCTCCAGTTGACCCAGCGACAGGTATGCCATTAGACCAGACATCACAAATGGATCTGGGGCAACCAGTCATGGAACCAAATATGGATACCCAAGGAAAGGCGACAGAAGTAAACGCTAAAATAGCGGAAATACCCAAGGGTGGGGAAATATAAATAAAAACGATTAACTATAGGTATTAAAAATGGATGATCTTCTGGATATGATTATTGCTGACGAATCACCATCTCAAGTTAGTGATAAAATCAAAGAACTATTGTTTACAAAATCTGCAGAAAAAATTGATGCTTTTAGACCTCTTGTTGCTGCAGATGTTTTTGGACTATCTAACGAAGAAGATGTAGAAGAGTGATAGGTAATGACGGGTCTATCCGACTTTTTTAAATTAGTAGCAGAAGAAAAAAAACAAAAAAAGGAGGAGTTTGAATCTTTGGTCGGTGACCTCAATTTAAACTCGCTTTTTGAAGATGTAACTGTTATTAAGAAGAAAAACAAACAAAAAAAAGAAAAGGAAGAGAAAACTTTAGAGGCATTTGAGAGTTGGTTGTATTCTAATAGTGCAAAAGAAAAACCACTAGAGGAAGTTCAAGAAATTGTAGAAGAAGTTATTGAAGAAGTCCAAGAAATTGTAGATAATATAATAGAAAAAAAGACCGAAAAGGATTCATTATACGAATGGTGTATTGAAGAATCTTCGGCAAAGGATGAAAAAAATACATCTCTAATAGAAAAATCTTTAGGACTTCTTTCCGAACCTTCAGATACTAAAGTTCAAAACGATCCACTTACACCTTTAGATCAAAAGTTTGCAACACTTGATGATCTTCAAAAGCATTACAATTTGTTTATAACAAGAATTCAACAACAACTTTCTACTTTGGGTGGAAGTGGTGAAACTCGTCTTGAATTTTTAGATGATGTTGATAGAAACTCCGCAAAAGTAAATAAAAAATTTTTAAAATATAATTCCAGTACTGGCAAATGGGAAGGATCTGATGCGGGTGGAGGAGGTCCAGCATATTATGCAGCAATTTACATAACATCATCGTCGTATACTATTACGGAAAATGATTACTATATTGGAGTAAATTATGCTGGAGCAGTTACAATTACTCTTCCTGCTGGGGCAGTCGAAGGAACCACCTACATAGTAAAAGATGAACTTGGACAAGCGTCCAAAGGAACTAACAGATATATCACAATCCTTCCATCAGGTTCGGATAAAATTGATGGGCGAAATAGAGCTATTCTTGCATATGATTTTGGTTCACTTACTTTTTTTTATAGAGACGGTTGGAGGGTAGTTTAATGTCTCATTTATATCAACCAAGTTTAGACCAACACGATGCATTTGGTCGCTTAAGAATTTCATCTCCACTAACACTTTTTGATTCTTCTCATAGATATAATGATAATAATCTCTTTACTAGTTTAATTGTTGGAACTGGTTCAACAGTTGGATTTGTAACTGTACAAGGTTTAGTAGATATAACTGTTGGTGTTGGAAGCACTGCATCAGTTATTAGAGAAACTACAAAAGTATTTTAATATCAAACAGGAAAATCATTACAAATAATTAATACATTTGTGATGAATACGCCAAAAACAAATCTTCGCCAAAGAGTAGGGTACTTTGGTGCTGATAATGGAATTTATTTTGAGACTGCTGGAATTGGAACTACTTCAGTTAGTTTTGTAGAAAGAAGTTTAGTAACAGGTAGTCTTTCTGAAACCAGAGTTCCTCAATCGTCTTGGAGTCAAGACAAGTTAGATGGAACAGGTCCTTCTGGATACACACTTGATGTATCCAAAGGACAAATTATGTGGACTGATATTGAGTGGTTGGGACTTGGAACAGTCAGAGTTGGTTTTGTAATTGACGGACAATTCATTCACTGCCACTCATTCCATCACGCAAATCTGGTTCAATCAACATATATTACAACTGCATCTCTACCAATAAGATATGAGATTACAAATACTGGGGTGACAACAAGTGTAAGCACAATGAAACAAGTTTGTTCTACTGTAATTTCAGAGGGTGGTTATGAACTTCGTGGATTGCAGCAAGCGGTTGGAACACCAATTCAAACACCAGTTGATTTAACAATAGCAGGAACTTATTATACTGTTTTATCAATTCGTCTTAAAGCAACACCAAATAGATTGGATGCAATTGTAATTATGACTGCACTTTCTATTCTAGGTATTACAAATAATTCAACTTATAACTGGCAAGTAAGAGCAAGTGGGACATCTAATGGTGGAACTTGGACTGATGCTGGTGTTAATAGTGCTGTTGAATATAAGATTGATGGAGGAACTTATACTGGTGGAAGAATATTAGCATCTGGATATGCATATGGTTCCAATCAAGGTTCAACACCAATAGATATTCTCAAAGAGGCATTATTTAAGTTCCAGTTGGAAAGAGATGCACTA